TCAAGTTATATATTATTTATTAATTATATTTATATATATTATAATAATATTTATTTATATAATTTAATATTTATATATTTAATTAATCTTATATTTTAATATTTATTTATAATATTAATATTATTTATTTATATATTTATTATATATCAAGTTATATATTATTTATTAATTATATTTATATATATTATAATAATATTTATTTATATAATTTAATATTTATATATTTAATTAATCTTATATTTTAATATTTATTTATAATATTAATATTATTTAATTTATTTATATATAACTTATATTAATATATATAATATATAATTATTTATGCATAAATATAAATAAATATGCACAAATATAAATAATAATTTTGGGCGTAAATATATAAATATAAACCTTCTTGCAATATATATTTAGCGCTTAAGCGCTATTGATATACTTATGCATTGTATAATATAGCTCATTATGAGCTAATATATACTATGCATAAAGATATAAAAAAACATACATTTTCCCGCAAAATTATTTTATTTATATATTGTGTTGTGCGAAAAATGGCATGTGATTGCGGCCGCCCGTGCGACGCACCCCCCCCCTCCCCCGCTGCGTCGCAATCTTGCATATTTATGCATAAATATGCATTTTTTTAATGCAACACTTTTCTTATTTTTTTGCTTATATTTGTGTAAGCAAGAAAGACAAAAAATTATGCAACACTTTTAAAAATATTATGCTTATATATAGTGTAAGAGCAATTAAGTGCATCTTCCCCCTGATGTACTTGTCAAAAAAATAAAAAAAAATATTAAAATAATGCGCCATTTTATCAAAAAACTCCTATGATGATTAAGAATGGCATGTTAACCACCCACCTCTTTAGAGGTAGGCTTGTAAAAGAGTTTGGTTAACCAGCCTAAGTGCCGAGAGCACTACGTTAGCAGGAGAGTTAAAGAACACACGTTAGGATGCTTCTCCAGTCCTAACATCTGTAATCGCATGGTTAAAAGTCCTGATGGGTAGGGGCGGTGCCATGCGGATATACTGACTGCTAACATTGGCGAGGAGAGATTGCCGAAAGGCAGCGTTACCAACCCCTTACGGGGCTCCGAAAGGAGAAAAATTATGGTTAACAAAGAAAGGAGAAACCCGCTCCTTTCGCAACTCAAGTAGCGAGTATCCGCGGGCAAACATTTTTATGAAAAGGAGTTAACTTGGACACTAAACAAGAGATTATTAGACTATATCAGCAAGGCGTATCGTACCGCGATATTGCTGATACACTAAATCAAAATCTTAATACTGATTATTGGGATTGCGAACGCGTTCGCAATATTATCAGGCGTTGGCGTAAAAAAAATAATATTGTATCTGCAAACCCTCAAAACGTGCCTGCTATGAGCGAGTTGCAAAAGATTCAGATTGAGCGCCAAAAAATGCGTGATGAAAAATCTCAGCTTAACAAGTTGCTTCGAGATTATTCGCGTATTGAGCTTATGGGCGAGTATATACACAATGCTGTTAATAAACTAAGCCCGCTTGACATTGCTCCCTTGTCAAGCGTTAACATAGATTGCAAATCTGAGTTGATTGTTTTGTTTTCTGATAGCCAAGTTGGTGAAAGGGTAGTTGGGGAAGAATTAGGCGGTCTCAATGAATATGACGTAGATGTATTTAAAAGTCGTACAAACGAGTATTTTAGCAAAGTTGCTTATATTGCAAGGCACGAAGGTATACGAACCATAAACATTTTTATGCTTGGTGATATTTTAGACGGCATAAATGTCTATAAAGGCCAACGTCCTTATTTAAGCGAAGAAGTGATAGATCAATTAATAATCGCTGCCGAATATTTAAGTCAAGTGTTTTATAATCTATCGCAAAATTTTAGTATCAAGCTGTATGGCGTTATTGGCAACCATGGCAGAGTATCATATGATCAGGCGTTAGATTCGACTAATTACGAGTATTTGTTGTATCGTTATATAGCAGAACGACTTAAAGGCGTACCGTTTGAGTTCGGCAAAAGTTTTATAATGCCAGTCGAAATTATGGGACATCGATATGTGCTTGTTCATGGCGACTATATGAATAACAAAGAAAATTCTTTGACGCGTTTATATGGTTTATACCCAAATACTGATATGTTTGTGCTAGGACATTGGCATGTATCGGAAATGAAAGATGTTAATAACTTTGAGTATGTCGTTAATGGTTGTCTTGTTGGCGGTAATATGTATAGCGTAAAACGTTTTCAAAGTATGGTTAAACCAAGTCAGACGTGTTTTGTTGTAACGCCTGAATACCCAAAGTGGGCAACTTATAAAGTGAGTTTGGAGTAGTTATGGCAAATATTTTTTCAAGGTTTTTTAGTTCTAACAAAACTAAATATGCAACATCGCGTGGCGATAATGCTAACACAATAGCAACGTCCACTTCACGCAAAACCAAAACTAAATTGGAAATTAGTGGCGGATTTGGCAGTATACCACGTCGTACCTTAAATCAATTAGGTTTAACTGAAAATCAATTAAACCGCTACACACCTCAACAACTAATTGAAATATTGGCTGATACGCATCCTGATGTTAGTTTTGCTGTATGGAATTTTTTGCGCACATGTGATTCAGGTTACACAATACACATTACGCGCCCCAACGGTAGCACTTATCGATCTGCCGAGCGTGCTATAAATAATTTTTTGAATCAGATGTCTGCTGTAAATTATGAGCGTTTCGAGCAAAGCGGCGGACTTGACAGGGTTATTATTCAGCTTTTGCAATCAATTGTTATCCATGGTGCATGTAGCGCTGAGTTAATATTAACCGGTGATGATTTAGACCCAGCCGATATAATACCGGTTGACCCCACTACCATTGAATTTAAGCGTGAAAATGGACGCAACGTACCTTATCAGGGCGATGTCAAACTGGATGTTCCTACGTTCTTTTACGAAGGTTTAGACCAGTTTATAGACAATCCTTACGGGCGCAGTCCGATCATATCGTCGATACAAGCTGTGTTTTTTCAGTTGCAGATATTAAATGATTTGAAACAGGTTATACACAATCAGGGTTATCCGAGGATTGATATTAAAGTATTGGAACAGCTTATTCTGGAGCGTATGCCCCCTTATATACGCAATAACGAAGAAAAGAAAAAGAAATATCTGCAAGACCAGCTTGACTCTGTTGTTAGTATGTACGAAGGGCTTGAGCCCGATGATGCCTTTGTGCATTATGACAGTGTCGGCATTGGCGTTGTGGAAACAAAAGGTGGTGCCGTTCTTGACCCTCAAAGGCTAATGCAGATAATTGATTCGCAATTGGTTACTTCGTTAAAGACATTGTCAACGGTATTGGGCCGTCGTGCCACGGGTAATACTGAATCTTTTGCAAAAATTGAAGTTAAGCTGTACATCGAAGGCGTTAAGGCTATACAGCGAGTTGTCGAAATTATTATCACGCGTATACTAACTATAGTTTTAAATTATCTTGGTTATCAGGGCATTATAGAGTTTAAGTTTAACCCTGTTGATATACGCACTGATCTTGAACAGGAGCAATTTTTACAAATCAAAATATTAAATCAGATTGCAATGCGTGACCAAGGTTGGATTAGTGATGAAGAAGCAAGTCGCAATATAACAGGTCATGCTCCCACGGGCGAACCGTCGTCGAACCCCAGTATGCTGGATGCAAATCCAAATCCGGATGAAGTTGGCCCGAATGATCCAGTCAATCAACCTTAAAAATTTTATATCAAAAAATGCGCATTTTTTTCAACAAGTTCCTATAATAGTTAGGATGTGATTGTAATGGAAGATAAAGTAAGAGATAAACAAATAGAACAGCTTAAGAAAAAATTGTTTAAGGACTATTTGTTATCCAAAGAAGTTTTGGTTAGATTAGGGGATTGCAAAAATGCCAGCAGAATCATACCATAGATTTCCGCTAGCGCCACGCAATCGTACATGGAATGTTAACGAAGCTTTACCAAGATTAAAACGATGGGCTTCTAAGGACGGTAGCGGCGATAAGGATCAGATAGATTGGCAAAAATACCGCCAGGTATTTTTTTGGCACGAGTCAAGCGAACTCCAAAATTTCGGACAATTTAAATTTCCTTATGCAGATATTATAGACGGCGAACCGCACGTGGTGCATAATGCAGTACAAAATGCATTGGCAAGGCTTGATAACAGTAATATTCCCGATAACGACAAAGACGACGTCCGCCGCGTGGCGCAAAGACAACTAAACAGATTTAATAGCGAGGACAATATGGAAAATGCAATGTTTTTTAAATCCGGTACACCTACGCAGGAACAATTAAATAAAATTGTACAACGTATAGGGGCGGATGATTTAAGCACAGATGACTTTTATGTGATTGAAAATTTAATGATTGACACTTTGCCAACATCGTATTATTCACGTATAGATGAATCTTTGTTAAGGCAGTTTGAACGCGATACGTTGCTGGGCATTCCGCTTTTAAAAGGGCATGATGATTCCACACTTCCGTTGGGCAGGTCTTTTGATGGCTATATAAAATATGACGACATAGACGGCGCAATAGTACCGACCTTATATGGCTGGTTTTATATCCCGAGGGGGTATTCGTCTGACGGCAATAATACTGATGATATTATTAAGGGTATTCAATTGGGGTTGATACGAGATACCAGTGTCGGTTTTGTAGCCAGTGACATGATTTGTAGCATATGCGGCAATGATATTAGGGATTTTATGAATTGTCCGCACTGGCCTGGTGAGAAATATGACGACGAAACCTGTTACGTTATCATGAAAAACGGATACCTTATAGAGGATTCGATAGTATATTCCGGTGCAGCGCCGAGAGCACACATATTAAGTGCCGGCCAATATGAAACGTCAAAAGAGTACAACATTCCTATTCCCAATCTTAAATTAGTCAGTCCGCAAGCCAATGTGCTTGGTACATTTTCAAAGTCAAGCGGAGCTATGTATTTTGTCAGCAATCCGCAATATATTCGTTCGTTAGAAAGCGAGGGTAATTCATTGGAGTCTATTACAGGAGAAATGCAAGAACAAGTTGTGCAGGAACAGGCAGAACAGGAAGAGAGCCAGGGGCAAGTTCAGCAAGAAATTAACGATGTGGCCAATGAGGAATTTCAACTCGATGAGTTGGTAATACAGCTTGATGCTAAAAAGGCCGAGATAACACAATTACAGGCCGAGATAACAAAACTGCAAGCTGAGGTTGAACAACTAAAGGCCCAAAATGCAGAGTTAAATTCTTATAAGGTTATAGCTGAGCAATACAAAGACGATTTGGTCAATGACGCAGTAAAGTATGCCGTTAGGCTTATGGGTAATGCCTTTGATGCTGATGCATTTAAAACATTTTTGTCCAACATGTCGGTTGATGCGATAAAAGCGCAGAAAGATGCTTACAAGCAGGAATTTCAAAACCGCTTTGGCAATGTTGTGCAGTTCACTAAGCAACGCGATATACACAATGTGGAATTAGATTACGATGCTATGAGTGAAGAAGAAAAACGCGCTTATATAGCCGCAGAAGCCACTAAATTGGCTAATAGCAAAGGCATACCTTACAAAGAAGCCGCAAGGCAAATTATAACTAATATATCTAAAAAGGAGAATTAATAATGGCTGGTGTTTTAACTGATTTACAAAAGGCTTATAAGGTATCAGATCCAATAAGCCAATATGCAGTTGTTGTTCAAGACGTATCCAAGGCTGGATATTGCAAATTGCCGGCGAATGACAACGATATGCCTCTTGGCATAGTGGATAATGATGAGCAGGCCAATGTTGGCAAATCTGTAGCTGTTAAGATAAACGGTTATGGGACTGCTGTCGCAGGTGGCGACATAGCGGTTGGCGATGCTTTGATAGTTAAGGCAGGCGGTTCTGTGTTGGCCGCTACATCTTTGGCTGCTGGTGCAAAAGCTAACATAATAGGTTTTGCTGAAAATGGTGGTGCTGCTGGAGACTATATAGTTGTCCGCATAGCACCAATGCAAATAACGATAGAATAAGAAGAGGAGAAATTTTAGATGCCTACTGTAGATAAAGTACACGTCGATCAACATCTTAGCAATATATCTTTAGCATATAAGAACGAGGCTTTTATAGCAGATACTATATTTAAGCCAATATCTGTAAGCAAACGCAGTGATAAATATTATGTATGGGGTTATGAAATGTTCAGGCAGAACGATGACGCACGTTCTCCCGGAACTATAGCCAATGAGATACAGTTTACGCTGAGCGATGACACATACTATTGCGAAGGCCATGCCCTCTCTGCATTTATACCTGACGAAGAATATGCGAATGCTGACGACGCGTTGGTTAATGAATTGGAAACCAGTTATACTGAACTTATAACCAATGGCATATTGTTAAATAAAGAGGTGGATGCTGCTAACAAATTAGCTGACACTTCGCTTATAGACAGTTCCTTGTCTGTGGCTCTCGGTTCCAGCGGCACATATAAATGGGATAATTATACTGACTCTGATCCGCTGATTAATATAGAAAACGCTAAAAGTGCCGTTCATAAAAAGTCCGGTATAACACCGAACACCTTGGTATTGTCTAAACCTGTGTTTGATGTGTTGCGTATGCATCCCAAGTTGTTGGCTAAGTTGCCCGTAACCGCTCTTAATATGATGTCGGCCGAGCAATTGCGTATGCTTTTTGGCGTTGATAACCTATTGATAGGTTCTGCGCTTAAAGATACTGCGCCTAATCCTGCACAGAATCCTGCATTGGGCTATATATGGGGCAACAACGCTATACTATGTTATGTCAATCCTGCTAATCTTGGCCGCAAATCAATGACGACTGCTGCAACCTTTATGTGGGACGCCGAAGATGGCGGAAGTGTACAGGTACGCCGTTATAGAGAAGATCGCGCACATGCTAATATAATAGAAGTTCAGCGTTATTACGACCAGAAGATACTTGCTAAGAATGCCAGCTTCATATTTGCAAGTGCTATTGCTTAATTTTTGTTGGGTATTATAAATGGCTAGAAAAAAGGTTGAATCGGCGGATAAACCCGAAGTGGTCAATGACGCGCAGCCGGTTGAAAACGTTAAAGCCCAAAATAATGACAAAATTATCAATAACATTGCAAATATAAAGTTCAAAGAGCAAGTAATGAAGTTGGAAATCAATAAGGTTGAGGTTGTGGATGCGCCGCCTGGTGCATCTGCAATTATTGTTGAAAATATGGGTGTGGGCGATGTTTACTGCGACAACAAGGTAGTGATTCCGCTACATCAACATTTCATATTGCCGGAAAAACAATCTAAAACATTTAAGGCGCAACGCGTTTATTTAATTAGCGGTGGCAGGCCGAAGGTAAAAATCAATTTTCAGTAGAAAGTGGGGCATCATAATTGGGTTTAATTTTAACTGATAACTACTATGATTCTGTAAGGGTTAAATTGGGTGCTGACGAGTTTACGTTGCCTAACAGCGCAATTGATGATCCAATGATTTTAGACGTAGCCGAGCGTTATGTCATAAGACGCGTGCCTAATTATGATGCCCTTGATGCTGTAGAACAGTTGTTTTTACGTTCTGCTGTTATAAGTTATATATGTTATCTGTTGTGCCCCACTATGGCTGTAAGACGTCGTATTGAAGTTCAAACATTAGATACGCGTTGGCGTACTGACCGTGTCGATTGGGCCAAACAAGCCGTTGCGTTTTTGGATGAAGTTAATAATGCCATTGATTTTATCGTTAGTGGTAATGCAACGGCAGAAACTTATGATATATTGCAGATAGGGAAAACCGGATATGTTTGGGAATGACAACACTGAGATTATCATGTCCGAAGGCGTACAAGTAACAATTGACAATGGTCCCCCAACGTTTGCTGTTATAGGTAGGATTTCACGGAATAGCACTGACGCAATTTCTGTTGAACATCAGCGTCGTGGTGTGTTTTTATTGGACAGTGGCATAAAGAATGGTGCAATTGTTACTAATACTTTAACTGGCGAAAAGTTTATTGATGTCAGTGTGTATCCTATGGTGTATAACGATCGGATTGTGGCTTATACATCTTTACTTTTTATTTGCAATATGCGCGCTATGGTAATCGGATATGATGTGTTGGTAGATTACCATGGCAACCGTACACCTGTTGAACGCGACCCATTAGATGTTGAAGGTTATGCCTTGGTGATAACTGATAAACTAAAACAATATGACCCAGGTATCATGCCAAATGCTTTATATAAGTTATTTGTTCCGGTAATTCCTCTTGATTATAAAGACCGTTTTATTATTAATGGACGCAATTATAAAGTGGTTGCTATTGATAATTTAAGTTTTGATGGGTTGTTGGTTGTGCAGATAGGGACTGATATTGTAGGGACTGATGTTGATGGTTAAATTTTATTTAAATAGTTATATTAATGATTTGCAAAGCCAATTATTGAATGCCGTCAATTATGCTGTTAATGATATATATGATGCGGCGCGGGCTAATATTAATCATGCTTTACAGCCAAGACATCGCAAAAATTTTTATCTTGCAGCTTCGCTAAATAAAATCGTGGATGTGGTGCGTACTAACGTAATTTCTGGTACTTTAACAGCAGGAGGTACGGAAAATTCTTATATAGCACCGTTTTATGAATATGGCACTGGCACGTTAGCGGAAGATGTTGGTATACATGTGCAAGACCCAAACCCATTGCGAACCGGAAGAGAGATAGTTGGACGTCCTGCTGGCGTATACAGGGTGTTGGACAATTTTACTCAACGAAGCAAGGGTAGGCGCGCAGGTGTACCATTGCCACACTATGAGCTACCGCCTTCGCATTTTATGCGCAATGCAGTAACGGCTAATACAACCAGACTACAGCAATATCTGTTAACGGCTATTAAACTTGTCCCCATTACTAAATATATAGTTATAGAGGATATTAAAATTGATTATTAATTTTTACAATGCTATTTATGATAGATTAGTAGCCGACCAACGTCTGCTTGCATTTATGGGGCTAACAGGCGCAGATAATAAAGATTTATCATTGCATATACAAAAAAGACAACAACCTTCAAATATTATTAAAAATTTGCCTTTGATAACATATTACCAAATACCTGGGCGCCGTGAACCCAACCATTTAGTCTATGTGGCACAATTTGTATTTGACATATATACACGTAATAATGTTGTGCAGGCCTTAAACATAGCCCAATGTCTTGTTGATGGTTTTGAAGGTAAATTTTTGGATGTGCCTGACGCCGTAACTTTACGCGGTGAGTTTACAAATGGGTATGAAGTGCCCGTTGATATAGATGATGTGTATTGCTATTCAATACACATTGATATTTCTACTACTATTGAATCTAACTCAATGAACGAGTTAGATTTGTAAATATTGCTCGCCCACCGTTGGCGGCTATACAAGTAAACGGCTCGACAAATATTGTCCGCTCACCGTTGGCGGCCATATAAGTGAACGGCTTGAAAATCTTTTCATTGAAAGGAATAGATAAATAATGGCTAAAAAAATGGTTATAAAAGGCGTAGGCAAGTTTATGACCCGCAAATTAGTAAATGGGCAGCCTACTGGTCCTTATTTGGAATGCGGTTCCATGCAGAATTTACGTGTGGAGTTTAATGTTGAAAAAACGGATATAAACGGCGGAGACAGCCTGATGCCACTGGATTATCTTATACAGAGTAAATCTATAACGCTGGCGCCTACCGAGGTAAAATTCGACCTCAATATGTTGTCGAGCCTTATAGGTGGCGACGTATCAGAAGGTACGGATAATATATGGATATTAAGTGAGGGGCATTTTGCCGTTAGTGATGTTGGTGGCGCAGTAGTAACGTTGGATTGTGACTCCGCATCGTTCAACGAATCTGGCCCTCTATATGTCCGTGTCGGCGAAGAAAGCACCCCATTAGACGACAGTGATTATACTGTAGATACGACTGGTACTAAAGTAAAAATAACCCTTGACGCAACATATGCGGACAGAGCTATATATGTAACTTATCAGAAAAACGTAGAAGTAACGCAATTGCCTTTAATAGGCGATTCTGTCCCCTTCCCTGTATCTGTGGTTCATAATGGCGTATTTGAACAACGTGATGGTACTAAGCAAGGTATACAGATTGAAATATTCAGCGCAATAGCCCATGGTACATTTACTATGGACATGCAGCACAGGACGGCCGCTACTCACGAAGTGACATTAGAAGTGCTTGACCCTGAGAGACCCGATGGCAGGTTGGGTTCTGTTAAACGTTACGCACTATAACAACGGCGAGGGCAACCTCGCCACATTTTATTAAGCAGGGGGTTTATTTATGGCGGACGAGAAAGATTTAACACCGCAGGAAGCACAACAAATTGAACGGGATTTTTTTGAAGATGGCGAAGTTATAAGGTTACGTGATGGCAAAGTATATACAATATTACCGTTGACATTAAGAGATGCACGGACATTGATGAAAAAACTGGGCAATATTAGCGTAGATGCTATTATTTTGAATTATTTTGAAAATCCTGAAACGAACAAAACGGCCGAAGAAGATTTATATGATATATTAATGTTGGCCTTTACAAAATATCCTGATATGACCAAGGAGTATATGGAAAGTATTATTGATTTAAATTCGGCTAAAGTAATATTAGAAATTATGATAGGTCTTAATGGATTAAAAAAGTAATCACAGAACACGACGGCGAGCCTACTGGCGAACACGCTACACCGATTGATTGGTCTAAAATATTTTTTGATATGGCGAAACATTGCAATATGACCAAGGAAGATGTTTGGCAACTTACCCTACCCCAGCTCAGCGGTTATATGAAAAATATTAATAAATGGTTGGAGTTTGAAGTTGAATTAAAAACCATGTCGCTAGGAGGACTATTTGGGGGATCGTCGGGTTCTGCTGATGATGAACATGAAGCTACAGAAGAAGATATTAACATGCTTGAGAGTTTTTTGGCTGGCATGATTTGATAATTAGGGGGGATATAAATGGGATATGAGCGCGGTGCTGATAGCGAAGTTCGCGCTGAAGT